CGGCATCAGAAGAACTCTCCTGACCTTATGGATTCACTTTGTCTTAGGGCGGTCTTTGAACTCGATGCGAGGCCGAAGAAGGCTCCTTCGCCGGAAATCGAGGATGATGCGTACGATGGCTTATTTGAGGATTACAGCGACGGACGTGCCGTTGTATATATATAAAAATATTTATCGCGATTAAACCTATGAATATCGGTGAACACTTAAAAAAGGACTATTGGGTGCGCAGAGTCACTCCTGATAGCGTTGGTGCGTATCCCCCATGCGGGAACAATTTGGGATATAGGAGGCCGAAGACCGGAGGTTTCGGCGTAGGCTATGTCAACCTGACGCAGGACACGTTCCTGAACGAGATTAACGCTTCTGCTCATGAAATAAATTCGAGATTCATGAGCCAGCGTCCAATTTATAAGACAGAAAAGGATGCTGATGGCAAGACTAAGTATGTCTTGAATGGCTTCGATGACGTGGAAACTGTCGCCCTGGCCATTCAGGAGTTCATCGTCGGAAAGAAGATTTCCCATCTGACGGGAGATAAGTTCTGGGTGGCGAGCGAGGATAAGGACGAGGAGGCGTTCCAGAAAGTGGAGTCCTGGATGGACTATGCCGGTTTTTGGGATGCATGGGTCGAGGCGGTTTCATATTGCGAGCGCGAGTGTGATTCTGCTCTATATTGGTGGTATGACGGGAATTCGCTCCAGTATGAGGTCTTTGCTTATGAGAAAGGGGACACCCTTTATCCTGGCATAGACGACGAGGGGCGCCCTGTGTTATATAGAGCCTATTCATTAAACGGGAAAAAAGCCGTGGACGTTTTTTCGGTGAAGTCTCGCGAGACATGGGTAAAGGTCGATACTGACGAGGACGAAGGGAAAGCATGGTTTGACCAGGTCCTGAAGAGGCTTAAGGGATTTAGGTTCAACGAGGTCAGTGAAGATGGCTATCGCCTTATTTCCAGAAAGGATGCCCAGATCGGTAATGATGTTCTGCAAGTTATATATTTCCGTGTCCCGGATATTGCTACGGGTCCTGTCCAGGATTGTATCGTAAAATATGAACGGGCTCATAGCTATATTGCTAATGAGGTGAAAGATAGCGCATTCCCGATTTTGTTCCTGAAAAGCGAGAAAATCGTCAATCTTCCACCAACGAGAATCAACGGTAAGACTATCGGTGTAAAGGGAACGTCTGATAGTCTGGCTCATAGCGACGCCAAATTCTTGGCTCCGCCGGACGCTTCGAATATAGCGAAGACGAATCTCGATACGCTGTGGAGCAATATCCTCCGAGGGTCTCTGACCTCCTTGGTCGAGCCTGTAGATATCCGGCAGGGGTCGGACAGCAGCACGACGATTAAGATCATGTTCGCTCCAGATGTCGAATGGTGTCAGAATCGCTGGAAGTTCTATGCGAAGCCCGTCCGTCAGCTCGTTGAGGTGTTCAAGCGTCTTGTGGGTAAGGCCGAAAAAGATATTAAGAGATATGGTGATCTAAAGATATCTTGCGGACAGAATATTTGGCTTCCGTCTAACGAAGCTGAGCGCATAAAGATTGAGCTGGATCAGTATTATGCGGAGGTTAAGTCCAGGAAGGCCGTAATGGCGGATATCGGAAACTCTCATCTCGGAGATGCTGAACAAATCATGAAGGAGAAGGAGGAGGAGAAAGCTCTCGAGGCGAAGTATAACGTAAAGACGGCCGAGAATAATCCTGCCGTTCCTGACGTCACGAACCAGGCTAAGAAACAGCCGAGAAATAAATGATACTATCTAAGCCCGGGCTCGCTCTGAGTACCGGGCTTTTTATAGAAAGGTGCCAAATTTTTCAAAAATCGTGCCAAAGATTTTGTTTTTTATACTTTTTTATTATTTTTGCGATAGAAATCATTCTAACCTATAAACATATGTTCAAAGAAAAAATCGTTGAAGGGCTCAGGGCGAAATCTGAAATCAAGCGTTTCGGGCTGAGCAACGAGGCTATTGACCGGATTGCCGAGGCGAGACAAAAGACGGTCACAGAGGAATCTCAGGTCGAAACCGTCCTTACGGATGCAGAGACTATGAGGCTTATCGCTGAGGAGCTGATGAAGCATCGCGACCAGGAAATCACTAAGAGGACCGAGACGCAGAACGCTTTTGAAGGCTACAAGGCAAAACATCCCGAAAAGGACCCTGATCCGGACCCTGACCCGGACCCGCAGAAGCCAGATATCGCTAAGATTGTGGCCGACGCGGTAGCCGCAGCCGTGCAGCCGGTCAAGGAAGCTTTCGAGACCTTCAAGTCGCAGACAACGGCGAAGGAGGCGAAGTCCCTGGCAAAAGCTAAATTCTACGAAAACAAGTGGACTACAAAGTTCAAGGAGGAGGCTGATGACGCATGGGAGAGAGCTGACGAGCTGAATGCTGCGATGGGAGGCAGTATGACGCAGGAAGATCTGACGGCTAGAGCGACAGAGTATTTCAACAAACTGGTTCAGCGTAAGGGCGCTGATGCCACGAAGCCTTTCGAGGACGACGGCGGCAAAACTGGCGAATTTGACTTCTCTGCTCAGGCCAAGTATCTGGAAGGCGCAGGACTGATCCCGAAGGAGTAAAAATAAGTTTAACCCAAAAGTTGTGACCAATGAAAAACTACGGAAACTCTTTTAATAGAGACTCGCAGGAATATGCGGCTGGCAAAGTGCCTATTTGGCTGCATACTGACGAGTTCTATCCTGCAGGTTGCACTCTGAACAATCAGACTCAGGGTTCAACCATCCCCGCCGGTTCTGTCGTATATGTAGCAAAAATGGGAGGTGAGGCTACAGTTCTCGCTCCTGATGCCGCTGCTCCGGAGACCGGTGTGACCGGCCTTCTCTTGGAGGACGTTTATATCGGTAATGTAGGTGCTACTGGCACCGTTGTAACAAAGGGACAGGTCCTCGCAAAGCGTATCCCGTCTATTTCCGCAGCCGTTAAGGCTCTTCTTCCTGGTATAACTTTCGTAAACGAGTAGAACTATGAATCAGTATTTTGGACTTGACACTCTGATGGCCTCCAATGGCATCATCTCGTCTGAAGCCTTTATGGCTTACTACCTCCAGGTTCTCTCCCGTCGCGAGAGTCAGAACCTGAACGAAATCGGTTTCGAAGAGTGGGATGTTCCCCAGATTGACTTCGACTACAAGATGCTTGAGGTCGAAGACCAGATCAAAGTGATGGCCACCTATGTGGACCTCAACTCCGACCCGATTCCTCTCGGAACCAAGGGCTTTAACACCCTGAGCGGTTCTATCCCTCGCCAGAAGGCTCGCTGGGAGCTGGGCGAAAACGACTATCGCAAGGAACTGGTTACCCTGCAGAACCTCCAGGTATCTGCCACCTTCATGAACCAGTCCCCTGCTGAAAGTATCAACAACTATCTCGCCAAACTTCTGTTCGGCGGTCTGTCCGAGATTCAGGATGCCCATATAGGCTCTATCTCCTATCAGGTCGGCCAGATGAAGTCCACCGGCGCCGTAACCCTCACCGATGCCAACAACCCTCGCGGTATCCAGAACATCACCTTCAGCGCCCAGATTCCTAATGAAAACATTAAGACTCTGACCGGCACAGCCCGTTGGTTCACCAACGCAGACAAGACCACCGAAGGTTCTGCCTCCGACCCTGTCAACGACCTGAAGAAGATGGTTCGCGATGCCAAGGAAGTATACGACTCTGTGACCGTCGAGGTTAACGAGGAATCCTTCCTCGAGGATATGAAGCACAGCAAGTGGCAGGTTGCTCTGGGCTACCAGATGTCTCCTTCACTGCTAGTTTCTGCCGGTGTTACCGACGAGGCCAAGGCTACCGCCCGCGCTATCGCTGACACAGCTTCTGACGACGCGATTAAGGCTGCTTTCAAGAAGGTTATCGGTACCGACGAGGTTATCTTCAACAAGACCCGATGCGGCGTAGAAGTGTGGGATGACAACCAGAAGAAGCTTGTGCGCAACAAGCTCTGGGCCTTCAACAAGGATACCTATCTGGTGCGTCCTTCCGGAAAGGTTGGCATCAAGAAGAACGTCGTTCCTCTTCGCCCTGATCCGAGCGCAATCAGCGCCACTATCTTCGGCGGCCACGGTATCATCGAGTACCGTTACGACGCTCGTACCAAGTATCAGGATTGGGTATCCGAACTCACCGTGCTGTGCGTTCCTACCCGTCCTCGTGACATGTTTATCCTTCATACGAAGTAGCTATGATAACTGTCGAAGAATATTTGCGTAGTTTAACGCCCGGTCTTAACCTGCAGGATAATGTGGTGGCGAGAGCCGCACGGAGCCCGAAGGATGTCGGGTTGGACCCGCTTCCTCTTGATGAGGACATCGACTATATCGTCGACGGCCAGACGGGAGAGAGAACGCCTCGGGTAGATACTGATGGCGAATATCAGAAGCGGCTGGACTACGCCTCTTCGACGGTATACTATTCGGTACTGGGAGTTTTCGCTGGCGGAGGCTGTTCCGAAGAGGTCGGCGATGTCCGTGTCTCTCGCGGCGGATATACCATTACAATGGCGGACAGGGCTCGCTTCAAAGCGATGGGCGATGCCCTCCGCCGTAAATGGGGATTTGCTGAGGAAGACGAGGAGTCCACCAGTGAGATGTATGATGCGAGTTCTTTGAGATATGGAGCTAATTAAGTTTCGAGACCAATGCGTTATCTCCAGGGCGAGAGTCGGGCAGGACGGAAAACCTGTCCGAGACGAGTGGGACAACCCTCTCGCGCCCGAGGTTGTATATACGGGTCCTTGCCTATATGAAGAAGGCGGTATGAGTTCCGCCTTGTCTATGGTGACCAGGTTCCCGACATTATATCTACCCGGTGCGTTTCCCGGCGTGAAGATAAATGATAGCGTCGATATCGAAACTGAGTTCGGACGTGAACTTCAGTCGGTGGTAAAGATTGTCCGCGATGTGAACATGCCTTTATACTCCGGCACGAAGATTACGAGGATTGAGCTAAAACAAGCACAGGGGGAATGACATGGGTGTACGCAGTATCAATGGTAAAGCGTCCTGGGGTAAGACTTATCGTGGTTTTGCCCAGGCTTTGGCAGAAGCAGGAAAGCATCTGACCAAGCAAGGGGCGACAATCTTATCAGATGCTTGCGAGTCGTGGCTTCAGGACGTCGACAGTCAATGGCCGAGGGGCTCTCGTAATGACATCGTAAATCTGAACACGGGAAAAGTCCAGCGGACATACGGGGCATACGCTTCAGGGTATCGTGGAGGAGACAAATACTTTCCATGGTACACGGGAAACCTTCACGACTCTTTGGCGACAGTCGTTACCGATGGCAACCGAGTGGTCGGGATACGCCAAATGCAGCCCGGTGCTACAGTAGCTCAATATGATGAAACGAGCGGGATTATTGACGGAACGGAGTGGGGTTTGCTTGTTGCGAATCGCGCTGCGCATGTTTTACTTGGAGGAGTTCAGGCGAAACTCGTCATAGGTGTCCCTTATGCTCAGAAGGTGGATGAAATGCCGGAGCATGCCGGATATGTCCACGAGCTCGAAGTTGATTTCGCTAGTACGATGGAAAACGCATTGAATTATGAGTTTGGACGCACGAAAAACTTGATTATACGATGATTAACCCTTCAGACATACAACCCGACGTTGAGTTGCGCGACGTTCTTAAAGGTCAAGTCCGTGTTGGCTTGGCTGGGGGAGGTTCTCAGATTATCCCCGTTTACGGAGACTGGGAACGCCCCACGAATGAGGCTCCGTCTGACTTCATAGCGATTTATATGAACGGCAGTGTGGAAGGTCTCTCTCGAGAGAATGGTTTTGCTCGGGGGCATCTTATCGTAGCTCTTCATTCCAAGATGAATGATGACGGGACTGTCAAGAAAGCCCGTGTAAAAAAACTCCTGAAACAGTTTGAGGACCTTGTGATTAACAACGCGACCGAGAACTATTTCTTTGAATACGAAATTCCCCAGTACATAACTCCCACTATACCGGATAGGACTACAGGCTATTCCGTGACAAGATTAAACCTTAAATGGCATACAACAAACAATTTTAATTCAGAATAATTATGGCTGTTCCAAAACTTGAAGCCGCTTCCAAGCTTTTTGCTGGACAGGGCGACCTCGTAATTTTTGACGAGATTCTCGATTACACCGGAAAGTCTCTCGCAAATCTGACCGTTACCAGCGGAGCTTCTGGCTCTTGCGGCCAGATCGTGCAGGACTCTACTAACTGGGAAGGAGAGGACGTGAACACCGAACAGATCCTGGACGAGCAGGGAAACCTTATCACCGCTCGCGTGACCGCCGGTACTCTCGGATTCTCTTTCGACATCGCATCCACCTCTCTCGGTATGGTCAAGAGATTCCTTGCCGGCGAGGATATTGAGGGCTCTGCTCTCGCTAGCCTCTTCGACGGCACCGTATCTGCAGTTGGTTTCGGTACCAAGCTGCCTGTGATGACACGTCCTATCGCTGTCGTGAACGATGAGCTGAACCGAGCATGGATCTACCCTAAGGCGAAGATCACCTCGAACCTGGCTTACTCTGACGGACTTTACCGTATCCATGCTGTTGTCCTGGCGGAGAATCTGGACGTCCGCGATCCAGAGGATTCTACCAAGCAGCTGCTTGCTACCGGCATGATCGTGGAGAAGGTCGCATAATCAGTCTTAAACCTTATAGAACGGGGCGGGCGTACTGCCCGCCTCTTTTAATTTTGCTTATATGGATAACGTTGCAAGCGCGAAATTCCTAGAAGGAGCATATGAAACTTTGGTGGGGGCTCCATGTGTTGTTATGGTTGGACGGCACAAGTATAAGGTCCGCCAGGTTGCTCAGGCCGTAAAGGAGCGAATCATACTTCTGGAACAAGAGGCTCATGTCCTGGAAGAGAGGGGAAAGCAGGGCCTACCCCTGAAGGAAGCCAAGAGAATCACGAAAAAGCTCTACTCGCTGCATTCAAAGAAAGCGGCATATTATCTCCTGGGGAACTGGGCGATATTCCTGAAGCCTCTATGGTGGATGCAGTGGAATATACTTCAACTCAGAGGCAATGAGACGACATTTAAGATAAACGAAGCGGGAGTCGTCAACGCCGACCTGGGTTTTTCCAAAGCCAACTGGGATATCTCAAGGCAGGAACGCGTGCTTTATATGAGACCGGTTGGCGAAGTCGCCAGGCAGCAGCTAGAGCGGCTGGAAAGCGTAATCAATATGTTGGAGAAGGACGCTTTGGGGATAAAGGAGGGCGACAAGTAGGCTCGGCGTTTGACTTTACAACACATAATGAACGGATAAAACAAGTCTACGGGAATTATTGTTTCTGGGCGTGGTTTAGATACTGGTATCTGGACTCAGTGAATCTGGTTACAGCGATCCTTCTCGACAAGGGGTACTTCGACTATGATTTTGTGAAAGAAAACAAACAGCTCCTATGGGAGGATACCGTGAAATCACATGAAGAGATTATGAAGACGCTGTCGATGTTCGGCATCGGAACGAAGGCTAAGGAGGAAAAACCGGATACGATGGAAGATATCCAAAGTTATATAAGAAAACAAATGGAGGACAAATAATATGGCAGTAGATATACCTGTAATTGTTGATATAGAAAAGTCTTTTGAAGATGCGGCTAAAAGAGTGAAAACCGCCATAAAGCCGCTTCAGGAAGTCATAGAGTCTGCTCCGGCGTCTCTTTTTATCGACGTAAAAATCGGGAATTCGAAGAAAGTCCTGGTGGAGCTTTTCGACGATGCGAGAACATCGGTATCCTCATTCGAAAGCGCTCTTGCTCAGGTTAGTGCCAAGATCGAGAAGTTGGCTGCGAAGGGAGGCTTTAATCTCAGGGCTTCCGGCCAGCTAACGAAAGAAGAAAAGAACCTTCTTGAGGCCGCTGGTCTACTCGAGACGAAGCTGAAGGGTGTCGGTAACGCGTCTTCGGCTATGAGCCGTGTTTTCTCTCTAAACATGAAAAAGGCTGAGGAGGATATTTCGAATTACATGCATCAGCTCGATGCTTTGCAGAGAAAACAGAATCTATCCGCCAGGGTGTCGTCTTCTGGCGGTCTGACAAAGCCTTATCAAGCGCAGATAGATGCTGTGAATGTCAAGTTGCAGGAAACCAGGAGGTTCCTGGGATATTGTTCCTTGGAATTGGAAAAGGTCTCTAGCTCCGGCGTTAAGGCGACGGCTGCAATGGGCGGCATGAAGACGAAGGCCCAGGAGATGGCTGAGGCGTGGAGACGTGGTGAAAGTTATCTTGCGCGATACAATGCTGGTCTTGAAAGCGCGTCGTTCAGGATGGGTACCCTTGTAAAAAACGCACTTTCACTTATGGCTATACATGCTGCATCCAGCTTTATCCGGAATGTGCGAGAGGTGACTTCGGAGTTCGAGATGCAAAGAGTCGCCCTCGGGGGTATTATCCAGGATACGGAGCGGGCGGAGAAGCTGTTCAAACAGCTCAAGGCTGCAGCTATTCAGTCTCCTTTCCAGATAAAGGATTTGGTTACATTCACGAAGCAGCTGTCTGCGTATCGAATCGAGACGGAGAATCTTTTTGACGTAACGATGAAGCTGGCTGACGTGTCAGCCGGTCTCGGCGTTGACATGAATCGTCTCGTATTGGCCTACGGTCAGGTTAGGGCAGCATCTGTTCTTCGTGGTCAGGAGCTTCGTCAGTTTACTGAAGCAGGTATTCCGTTGGTAGAGGAATTGGCTCGTAAGTTCCGTGAACTCGGCAGGGAAGGAACGACAACAGCGGATGTGTTCGAGCTGATTTCGCAGAGGGCCGTACCGTTCAAGATGATTGAAGATATCTTCAACGACATGACAAAGGCGGGAGGAATCTTCTATAAGATGCAGGAGAAACAGTCTGAAACGCTGAAGGGTCAGTGGATGAAACTTCGGGATGCGTTGTCTATTATGTACGACGAGATAGGCAACACCAGCGCCGTCCATGGTGCTATGGAGGTAATGCTTCGGAGCGCCAAGGAGCTGTTGGAAAACTGGCGTGAAGTTGGGAAGACGCTCGGTGTAGTCATCACCTCTTTAGCTGCTTACAAGGTCGCGATAATCAATCTGCGAATATCTCAGAATGCGTTGACAGCCGCCGAGGCTGCTCAGATTTCCGCGTTGGAGCTAAACACGATTGGACGTTCCAGGCTTATTGCCGTAATGTTGGGAGAAGAGAAAGCTATGAAGCTCCAGGTTTTTCTCTCAAACCTCTATGTAGCTGCGAAAAGGAGAGAGACTATGGCGACAAACATTTTCACGAAAGCGCTATGGAAGATGAATGCCGCTTTACTGAAAAACCCATACGCGGCAGCCGCTGCGGTGATAATCGTCCTGGTTGCAGCGATCTATAAATTGGTGAAAAGAACAAAAGAGGCTAAGGCTACAGTCGAAAGTCTACAAAAGACTATTGCGGCTTATGATAAGACGAAGGAAAGCGTTAAAGATATTCAGGATCTGTGTCAGGCCTATACCGAGCTGAGCGCAAAGCTTGAGAGGACGAAAGACGAGGAAGATAAACTCGCCAGGGTGACTAAAGAATTAGCAAAAGCATATCCAGGAGCTATTTCCGGGATAAACAAGGAGACTGAAGCTTTGAAAATCAATACAAAAGCGATCCAAGAGGAGAATGCCGCGAAGAGGGAGGCTATGGGGCTCGCGCTCGAAAAGCAGAAAACTGACATTGAATCAGAGCTGAAACCACTCCAGGATGAGTACGATTATATAATGGAGACCCTGACTCGGGGAACGGTTCGCAAAGGTGCGTATGGAGGTGTCTGGGAGGAGGTGTTGACTGAGGACCAGAAAGCCCGGTTGGGGGATCGTCTGCTATATCTGCAGGAAAGGATGGCAGGCTTTAAGGAGCAGATAGACGCAGCGACTAAAAGCTTGGAGGATTTTACTGGCGTTACGGCAGGACCTCCCCTTCCAGATTTTTTCAACGAAAAGTGGAAACTTCGCCTGGCTTCCTATAAAACAATGTTATCCGGAGCCGTAGCCGCGACTCGCGCTTTTGAGAACACTGAATTGGAACAATTCAAAACAGCGCAAGAAGCGGCGGAAAAAACTGCGGAGAAATACAATAAGCTGGCAGCCGAAATCCAGTTTTATTCTAACGCGCTGAAGACCGCCAAAGGTCAGGATGCGGAGTATTTTGCGAAACAGAAAGCAAATGCGGAAGCTATGCTGAGCTTGTACGGTCTTATTCTTACGGATTTTAATGCCTGGGATATGCTCAAGAAGAATGGTAGCGGAGGTGACAAGCTGTCTGGATTAAAGAATAGTATTTCAGACATAACCAACGCTTACAAGAAGTATCTTGAGCTCTTGAAGTATATGAGCAAGGAGGACGCGTTGAAGAATATCGACACTCTGTTCCCGTCGCTTGCGGGCTGGGAGCCGACATATGAGAACATGCTCGAAAGGTTGGAGAATCTTATAACGGCTTATAGGGGAAACGCTGATGCTACAAGGCTTATAGAGCAGGCTATAGCAAACGTAAAATTTGATAAGCTCCGGGACGACATCAAGGACGAGCTTTCAAGGCTCTCGAACGAGATAAAGCATTCCAAGGAGGCTAAGTCTTTCTACGACAACCTGCTTGACATGACCGGAAACGAAGACCTCGCAAGGAAGTGGACGGAGAAGATTTACGGCACCGTTGGGGAAGAGGCTGAAAACCGCCAGAAAGAACTATTGAGCAAGCTGTTTACGTTTGATAGCTCTCGCGTGGATGTTAGCGGTGAACTGCAGGGCGTTATCGCCAAGGCTATCTCCGAAAAGGATGTCGTCACCTTGAGGAAGTATCTTGGGGACATTGTTGATGCGAACAAGTCTGCTGCCGAGAGTATTGTTGCTGAATGGGAGAGGGACGAGGGCGCGTTTATTCAAAATTGGGAGAAAACATACGCAAAGGCTAAGACCTTCCAAGAGAGAATAGACGATATAAACAGGAAGCGCAAAGTAGCCAAGGATGAGGCGGAAGGGAAAGGTATAAGCACTTCTGGCCTCGCAGCCATGGACGCATACTATAATAAAGAAGTGGCTAAGGTTACGTTAGAGGTATTGAAGAGTGCTCCCGAATGGAAAGCTGCTTTCGAGGATATGGGGTCCGTAGGCGAGGCTACGCTCCGAAAACTTATCGTCCATTTGACTACGTTCAAGAACCTCTTCGCAGATGCTCTTTCACCGGAAGATTTAAAAGCCATAACCGAGGCTATCACACGTTCTGAAGAGGGTTTGGCAAAAAAGAATCCTTTCTTGACGATGTCTGAGGGCTTTTCGGAGTATGTGGATGCCCGAATGAAGCTTGCGAACATCGACAAGGAGTCAGATCCAGTTTTGTGGGCAAAATATAAGGACAAGGAGGCGGAAGCAATAAAGAAGATGCAGGATTCCGTGCAGGGGCTTTCGAACGTATATTCATCTTTCAGCGGTATCCTTTCTAACGTCAAGCAACTCCTCGACGTGGATGAGACCTCAGAGTTCGGTGCCGCTCTCGATGGCGTGGCTAGCAGTCTGGAGATGGTTGGTGTTGCACTCGTGGCAATTAATGCTATCCTAACTCTCATGGAAACCAATCCGATAGTCCTGGCGATTTCTGCCGTTGTCGCTGCTGGTGCTGCTATCGCAAAGGCACTCTCTGGCATCAAGAGCGCTAGGATGGAGAAAGAGATCCAAAAGCAGAAAAAGCTTGTTGACGATTTATCAGCGGCTTACGACAAGTTATCCAAGGTGATTGATAATGCTTTTGGTTCCGACTACGTCGCAACCAACGAGAAAATGATTAAGAACCTTGAAGCTCAGCAAAAGGCATACGAAAAGCAAGCGGAGGCAGAGAGCAAGAAGGGAAAGAAGACCGACGACGATAAGGTTCGAGAATACAGGAAGGCTGCGAGAGATACGGCTGAACAGATTTTAGAGCTCCGGGAAAAGGTTGCAGAGTTCTTTGCCGGGCAGGATCTAACATCGGCTGCAGAATCTTTCGCGAGCGCTTGGCGTGAGGCGTACGCGGAGTTCGGCGATACAGCGGACGCGATCAAAGAAAAGATGGAGGACATGATTCATAATCTTATAGAGAAAGCTGCGATGGCCGGTATTGTCCAGGCGGTGCTGAAGCCGTGGTATGATGAGCTCAATCGTCTTACTCCGGAGGAGGTGGATTCAGAGAGGATCGCGGAGCTGATCGGCAATGCGTATGCTCTGATTCCGACTCTCAATGAGGGCCTCGCCATAGCTACCAGTAACCTCGAGGCTGCTGGCGTAAATATGCGCCAGGCCGCAGGAAACTTCTCCGGTATCAGCAGGGATTATGCCACGGCTACCGAGGGGGCTATCAACGGGCTCGCAGCAGGTGTCAACACCCAGAATTTCTACATCTCGCACGTTCCGGAGATTGCTCAAAATGTTGCACTCATCCTTGCGGCTTTGAACGGTAGCTTAGGGCGACCAGAGGCCCCGTCGGCGGGAGTATCCGAGCCGAAATACATGTCGTTCTTGCCCGAGATGCATAGCGACCTGCACGAAATCCGGCTAATGCTCGCAAAAGTCATCTCCCCGAACGGCGTTGCATCGAACACGCATTATGTTGCAACTCGCTAAAAAGTTGAGGATTAATAGGATTATTCAAACTTTTTATTATATTTGTATCATATGAAACCAGAATGGCAAAAATATTTAATGAGAGAGGCTTCCTCGCATCACATGTGCGAGGAAAACCGCTCCCTCCTCGCGAAAGTGGAGACCAAATCTGACGCCATAGCCTTATACAAAAAAACTATAGACTGGGCGCTGGAACAGCAGTATCCTTCCTGGCCTGTCCTTCGCCGGTTCTTCTCTGATAGCGAGTCCGACGGCCTTTTCATCGGCAAGGAATTCCATGGGGAAGTCCTGGATTTTCACCAGGTATACGTCTTCCATAATTGCAAAGGGACGATCTATACGGGACTGAACGAGGAAAGGGCGATCATCCCAATGCTCTATTTTGCCAATAATTGCGACATGACTGTAAAGTACCGGGGGCCTGAGGGCCTTGCGGTGCGTGTTCCGTTCTATATTTTCGGAGACAATACTGTTTTAGGTGAGAACTCTGAGAATATGGTGAGTCAAATATATAAATTCGATGTACGATGAATGATACCCTCTACAGCTCTCTGAAGGATATAGTGCTCCCAGTGGTGACCCTGGTCTTTGGATGGTTTGCCAAGGTTTTCCGCGACAAGCAGAAGAAAGAGCACGATATCTTGGATAACGTCGAGCAGATCATGAATATGCAAAAAAAGTATATCGAGGACCAGCAGTCCTTGATCAAGGAACTGAATGAGAAACTTCGGGAGAAAGACCAGACCATAGAGGACGCACAGAAACTGATTAAGCGTGTGGAGGCAAAATTGGACCGGAAGGAACGTTCGATTCGGCAGGCGAATAAGTGTAAGTACACCAATGAGGAAGGAGGCTGCCCCGTACTGCGTTACGACGAAGAACATGACATAGACATAAACGAATGTGCGACATGCCAACTTAAAATCATACCAAAATGATTAACGTTAGAATACAAATAGGCTCAGGACCGGTAAGGGATACCACTTACTATGGTCTTGTTTATCTCGATTCGGATAAACGCGTCGGGGTACCCAGCAAGGACTATGAGTCTACGTCATACCCCGAAGAGGAAGGGGAGCACATAAATCCGAAAACCGTCGATGCTCCTTTTGATTACAAGGTGAAGTTCTTTATCCAGGCCGATTCCGTAAAGAATGCGAATAAGAAGATATCCGAGTTCAACGCGCAGCTTTTTACGAGGGTTCTGGACGAGAATGAGCAGCCTACGGATGTCAAGAGCTATAAGCAGGTAGTTTTCTATAACGACTTCAAGAGACACACGATTGTCGGGTATCCGAAGCCTATCCCGGAGGCGACTGACTTTTGGCGGGATCCAAACAATCAGGTGAACGATGTCGTAATTGTCGAATTTCTTATAAGGGTAAACAAACCAAGCCTTTGTAATTTTGACCTATGATACCGCAGATAAAAGAAATAAACTTCGGCCCGGGGACTGGGAACGCATATGCGACCTTGCATCAAGCCACGGTCTCTTTGCAGGATATGGGAGACCGTCTTATCAATGCTCAGGTAAAGATTGACGGGGATGTCGTTCCTTCCTTTGACGGGTGGGAGCTGGAGTTCAAGGGGGAGAGGTTTATCCTCCCCGTAAAAGAGCCGCAGGCTTCCAAGGACAACTCTTCCCGAAACTCTATAGTGGACCTCACTTTCCATTCGTGGGCCGTCTATCAGATGAAGCGCTATTACTTCATGGAGATGACGTCGATCGGAGCCGGTGTGTCCATCGCGGATAAGTATGAGGCTTCCATAAATTTGTCCGTGTCCGATTTCGTCGTACTTTTCAACAAAGTGCTGGACTACTATTTCGGAGGTAAGATCCGGATGAATCTTTATAGGTCCTCTCAGACGGAGTACAGCTCCGAGCCGGTATTTTTCCAGATAAATAACATGTTCATCTGGGAGGTCTTGCAGAAGTTTTTTGAGATATATGGCTACCGCTGGTCTTTAGATTACGATGCGACCCAGGATATATACTACATAAAGGTAAATTATCCTGCAGAGGTTGTTGACGACCATGATTTCATGTACGGCTACGCGGGTGGTCTTACCCGTTTTGAGAGACAGGTGCAGGATTATGATATCCAGAATGTCCTCTTGGGGCGAGGCGGTGAGAAAAACCTCCCGTTCAGATACTTCAAGCTGGCGGACCCGAACAACACGGCGTGGGAGGAAGACCCTGACGCGATACCAGAGCTGGCGACCGTTTATTTCGAGAATCTCCGTGACGCAAATTTCCGTTGGTATGTTCGAGGATGGATGCATAATCCCAATAGGGATACGAGTGGCGATGAAGCATGGGACCCGGGACATGTATTCCCTACCTATTCCGTCATTCCTGCAGAATATCAGGATGCATACAACAAGGGTGCTACTGATACGCGTTTCGACCCTGTGGAATACGTCAAGGATGAATTATCTATAAGCAAGTATGGCGAGAGATGGGGTATGCTCGATGACAACGACGAGATTTATCCTACCATACAAGGCGTGGAAGTGGGTGGCCATAGGATAGACGAGACTCTCGCGGTCTCCGAGATTATCACCGATAACATCGAAGAAGCCGCCGTCCGGTCTTCAGAGGTGTATAACATCGAGGGAATTTCCGAGGCTAAAGCGGTCAATCCTGGTAGTAACGAAATTGTTATCCGGGGACGTGATTTTTCGGTTCCAGCTGGCCAGACCGTAAACGTAAGTATCGTTGGTTCGTATATTGGATATGCGACTGCTCGGCGAGAGGGTCCTATGCCTCCAGCCAGGGGGGAATGGAGAAGTGTATCTAAGGATGACGTGTGTCAAAACTTCATATACATAGATGCGCCACACTCTCGATTGGTGATAAAGAGGAAGTCTGATGACACGGAAGTGTCTGCAGTAGCCCTCACGCAGGGAGAGTATTATTACGAATTATCCCTCAGGGTTGTAGTGACAGATAACAACCACTACCGATACATGTCGGGAATCAGCGGGTTGAAGATGGTTTCAGCGGTTGAAAACCCTAATGCTTGGAAGCCTACTTTCGATATCTGGGTAGGAAATATCTGGGGAAGTAGCCAGGGAAACTTGGAATCAGACGAGGACTATTCCAGAAGGGTGTGGACAAAAATCTTGGGCGATAGGACCGGAAAGGAAGCCAAGGT